GCACTATACATTGAACTACGCAAGGCTATCACTAGCGTATGCCACCAAAGCGATATCAAGGATATGGCCGAGGCAAACACCAAGAGCGCATTGTCTGAGGCAATGTTTCTCTGCAAGACGTTAGGGATAACCTCTGACAGATTACTGTCACCATGGACCTCAAGGCAGAATGGTAAACTGAAAGAGGGTGTGAGCAAGTCTAGCGCATGGGTTCGAGACTATGAGATGGTGCGAGGATTTGCCCACGACGCGCAAGGTGAGAAAGCGCTGGCCCTGTACGACCGAGCTATGATGTTCTACGGCGGCAAGGGTGCTAACAGTTGGAAGCGCAACATAGATGAAAGTGAGCATCAGGCAGTAGAGAATGCTTTCAGGTATGCTAACTCTAAGGTGTCCAAGATTCAGGTGGCCTTGAAAGAGGATGAGGCCAAGCAAGCCAAGATCAAGGCAGGGGAGGCTACCAACGTCAAGAAGTCTGAACTAGATCGATTGATGGCTGAACTATCCAAGGCCTTCGATAGGGTCAAGGCCAAGAATGACAAGTTACCCGAATCGTTTGGTGATGAGAGACGACGCATGATCAAGAATGAATTGGAAACCATTCTGAAGGATCTCGCAGATATACAGCAAGCCTAACCAACTGGCCCCTCTCCGGAGGGGCTTTTTTTTGTCTCAAATAAATTTGATACCAGTTCCCGTAGTAGCGCGCCGCGTCACGCTTTACGTCTAACTTCTTTATGGTTGATACCAGTTCCCGTAGTAGCATGGCGCGTATCGTTAGTCGGTGGACTAACGCAGGGTAATGTTCCTGAATGTTCGGTAAAAACGTACAATGTTCCGTGAATGTTCGGTAATTCCAACTACGTTTTACTACATTATGTTTGATGTAATCTGATGTAATCTGGTGTAATATGGTCTATTGTCTTATAGCCAAAAAGCCCTATATATATATATTTATTAATAATGTTCTGTAAATAAAAAAAGACTTAACTTTATTTTGTTTACCTTTCTCTCTAACATCTTTTCAGCATCTTTATAACTGAAAACTTCCTGCCTTTAAGAAAGGGGGAAGCTGGACTCTTTTCTCCGCTTTTACAGAACATTCACTACATTCTTTGCTTATCAATAACTTGCGTCATTTCCGAGCCGAACATTACCGGAACATTCAAGAACATTCATCAAACTACACAGAACTACACCACGTTCAAACGCTTGACATCATACTCTATCCATGCGATAATGTGTTTGTGAGTGGGGCATTACGCCTCGACTCCGCGCATCGTTAGTCCGTCGACTAACGGTATCACACTAACATCTTATGGAGATATGACAATGGATGCACAAAACATCTTAGCAGCAACACCCAATGTATCGGCACCATCGATTCAATCGAGCGCCATGATCGTTGAGTTCAACGCGTCGGTGTGGACGGGACGCAAGAAAGACAAGAGCGCGTCAGCGCAGATCACCATGCAGAACAACGCGGCATCGGGTACAGCAAATGTCAGTAAGAAATTACTCGGTGACTGTGCCGAGCTTGACGCCATTCAGAAGTTCGTGGGTAACGTACGCAACCAGCACTATGCGCTCACCATGCCGTGGTCAGATCTGGGTCAGCGTTTGATACCGACTGCGATGTTCTTCGATTACCAAAACCAGATGTCTGCGTTTGAGCAAGAGTTCGACCGATTGGTGCAAGCGTTCATTGATGTATACGATTGGGAGATTATACAGTCTCGCGCCAAGTTGGGCACGTTGTTCAACGATGCCGACTATATGTCAGTGCATGACCTGCATCGCAAGTTCGCATTCCGTGTGACCTATTCACCTGTGCCCGAGGCCGGTGACTTTCGGGTTGACATGGGCAACGAGCAAGCCGATATCCTGAAAACACAATATCAGGAACATTACGAAGCGCAGATCACCAAGGCAATGGACGATGTGTTCAAGCGTACCCGTACCTATCTTGAGCGACTGCACCATAGTTTGGACGATGCCGACGTGGGTAAGCGCAAGGATGGCAAGCCCAAGCAAAAGCGACTATCCACCAGTACGTTCGATGGTGTGCTCGATATGATTGACATGCTCAAGACGTGCAACCTGACCGGTGATACCCAAATGGAAGCGATACGCGTTAAGCTCGAAGAGCAGTTTCGTGGTGTGGGTAGGATGCCACTATCACCCGAGGCATTACGTGAGGACAGGTACGTCCGTGCCGAAACCAAAACGGTGGTAGAAGACGTTATCAGTAACCTACCTACCATAGACTTATAAAACACACCTGTAGGGAGAGTGATATGAGATACAGCGCAGCCGAGGATCAGTTGTGGTTCAAGCATGGGCGTGTGGTGTTACACCCACGCGATGCGTTCAAGGATGCCATCCGTAACGGGATGGATGAGGAGGCGAAGTGGCACTATATGTATATGTATTCGAGCGAGACGATGCACTATTTCAAGCACATAGATGCAGGGGATGGTGGGTCAGATGATCGGAAGTACGTCAAGTACAACCGAGTGCATAGGAATAAGCGGTAACCAAACAGCGTTAGTCCATCGACTAACGGTAACAACCAGTCCAATGAAGGAGGACATAACATGGCAACATCAGCCAATCTGTATGCGGTAAACCTAGACGAGATCGCCCAAGCAATCATTGCCGGTGGTCATCAACGTACCATACTTGTGCAGGGTCACATGGGTACGGGTAAATCATCTCTGCTAAACATGTTATCAGCAGAGCTACCCAAGCACGTCGCGTGTTACTTCGACTGCACTACCAAGGATCTTGGTGATATCACCATCCCTGACATCATGCACATGGACGACGGCAGTGGGTTCGTGCGGTACCTGACCAATGAGGAGTTGGGTGCACACCATGACAAGCCGATCATCCTGATGATTGATGAGTTCGGTAAGTCCAACCCAGCGGTCAAGCTCGCGCTGTTACGCATGATGCTCGAACGCAAGATCGGGAGTTATACCCTGCATCCTGACAGCATTGTGTTTGCTACCACTAACCTCGGTGCCGAGGGTGTCGGTGACTTGTTACCAGCACATGCACAGAATCGCCTAACCGTGATCGAGTCTACCAAACCAACGTGGGAGCAGTGGATCGAGTGGGGTATCAACAACGACGTTGACCCGACAGTGTTGGGATGGTGTCGCAACAATGACAAAGCGTTTGCCGACTTCCGCGATGTGCAAGATCCCGAGGACAACGACTACATATTCCATCCGCGTTCTACCCGTACGTCGTTTGTGACTCCGCGTTCACTCGAAGCGGCCAGTGACTGGATGAAGGTACGTGACCAGTTCAATGACAAGACACTAACGTCTTTACTCATTGGCACCATCGGTGGGTCAGCAGCGGGTGACCTGATGGCATTCGCCAGACTTGCCGATCAGTTGCCATCAATCGATTCAATCAAGTCCGATCCTCAGTCTGCGGTCGTGCCTACCAGTGCGGGTGCCGTGATGATGGTTGTGTATAAGGTGTTATCGACACTCGAACGCGATTGGGTTGACCAGTGGATGGACTACATGCTGCGCCTATCCAAGGAAGCGCAGGGTGTGTTCGCTAACGGTGTACGCAGTAAGAAGTATGCCAAGCAAGCTATCGTCATGCAGAACAGTAAGTTCACCAAGTGGACGATGGACAACAACTATCTGTTTACAGCAGACAAGTAAGGAGGAAACATGTTAGCACTTAACCAGACGTTGACCGCCGAACAGCGGTTACAGAAAGCTGTCATGGCTATCATGGCGCATGACAAGTACGTAGGTTTATCCAGCGTGCTGATGATTGGTGACCGGACGGTAGATGATACCGTCCCAACCGCGTGTACCAATGGGCGTGACGAGATGTATGGCCGAGCGTTTGTCGATGGCCTCAACGATGCCGAGTTGCGATTCCTGATACTGCACGAGTGTTACCACAAGATGTACCAGCACCTGACTACGTGGAAACATCTTTACGATAAACATCCACAGATAGCCAATGCCGCGTGTGACTACGTGATCAACATACAGTTAGTTGACGGTGACAATGGCGAGGGGTTCATCAAGATGCCCGATGTGGGGTTGATCGACGCACAGTATCGCAACATGGACAGCGCCCAAGTATTCCACAAGATCTACGACTCGCTACCCGAGGGTGACGATGGGAGTGGTGTAGGTGACAGTCTTGACGATCACGGTTGGGAGGAAGCCGAGCAGTTGAGCGAGGAGGAGAAGGGTGACCTTGAGCGTGAGGTTGAGGAGGCAATACGTCAGGGTGTACTCGTTGCCGGTAAGTTGGGTAGTGGTGGTGCCCGTGAGCTTGAGGAGTTACTCAAACCGCAGATCGATTGGCGTGATGTGCTGCGTGAGTTCATCAGTACGACGTGTGCCGGTAAGGACTTTTCAACATGGGCGCGACCCAACCGTCGCTTTGTGTCTGCCGGTGTGTATATGCCCAGCGGTATCAGCCAGAGTGTGGGCGAGCTGGTGATTGCCATCGATACGTCAGCGTCTATCGGTCAGCGCGAGTTGACTACGTTCCTATCCGAGATCAAGTCAGTGTGTGACAACGTGCGACCCGACCGCATCCGACTATTGTATTGGGATACCAAGGTGTGTGCCGATGAGACATACAACCATGCCGAAACCGATACCCTAGTGCAAAGCACCAAGCCAGCGGGTGGCGGTGGTACCGATGTGAGTTGTGTGTCCGAGTACATGGCCGAGCACAAGATCAACCCGCAAGCTGTGATTGTGTTTACCGATGGGTACGTGTTCGACTGGGGTACGTGGACATGCCCCATACTGTGGGCGATCTACGACTTCGAGCGAGCCAAGCCCGACTGCGGCAAGGTTGTGCACATTGCCAAGAACAAGTTATGAGGGAAGATATGACTGGTAGTGAAGACAATCTATACGACGGGGAGCGACACCCCCAATCAACCAAGCCGATGAAGAAAGGAGGGCAACACACGCGGGGGAAGTACAAGACTCGTGAGGAGTTGGAGGAGGTAATCTTCGACCGATATTTCAACCGAGGGTACAGCTTCAAGCGTATCGGCAGGATAGTAGGCGTCAGTTACACCACAGTGGGTAACATCATCAAGGCATGGAAGGAGAAACAAAGTGAGCCTAGTGATAACAGATCGTGACCGGTTGCGGTATGAGCGACAGAAAAAAGGCGCTGAAAAGGCTAATGAACTAAGGAGAAGGTTTGGTATGAAGAGAATAACTAATGTAACAGCGCGAGAGTACGTGCAGAAACGTGAGCGGTTTCACGGTAACAACCTATACGGAGAGTGGCGTGGTGATCGGTACGTCGTGACATCGTATGGTGACCACTTCCCGCTATTCATTTGGGAGAACGGTACGTGGTATGAGAACATCGAGAAGATTACGGTGACGACAACCAAGCACCGTACGCAAACACATCCTCATGAAGATACGTTACCCATGACCTGTAAAGACATGGTTGTGATAATGGATCATGGGATTGTTGGAGTAGCAGTAGGATTAGCAAGTTAACTAAGTCTGTAGGAGGACGACATGAGTGTAAAAAGAAAGTTAGTTTCAGAGATAGAAGCACGTTGCTTAGAAGTAACACCGGAAATCAAAGAAGTGCAGAAGTTACGTCTGTTTAATGACGATGCGGATAACGATAGATGGGATGAGTTCTTGCTAGGACTTATGAAGAAGTTACCGACGTGTAAGTTCGCTAGGGATTTGGATAACCACAAAAAGGTGTACGTGTACCTCCCAAGCGATCTGTATGCGATGGGTTGGGTAGGTTGCAACGACTACCGGGTTTTCGCTGAAGGGTCTCGTACAAACACGTTAGGTGTATATTCTCACACCATCCAGAACGACAAGTACGCCAGCCATAACGATCAGCACCACATGCTGATGAGCACGAACCCCAAGCGTGCAATAAAGAATGCGCTGTCACACCTACGACCGTACACACCCAAAGAGCTGAACAATTGTTTTGCGTACCCCGTTGTACGTAAGGTGCGTGATACGAACTATGAGAACCAAGAGAAAGTCGAGGACGCGCAAAACGCAGTTACCAAGCACAAGCAATTGCAAGCCGAGCTACGTGCGGTAGTTGCCAGTGGGTATCAGTTTGTTGATGCCGATTTCAGTAGCAAGGTGGCGGCGTTCCTCAGTGAAGTTGACGAGTACGCGTTACAGGCATCCGAAGTCCACATGTTTTTTGTCCGTGCCTACGTGTCCAATGGTCAGCAGTTGTTTGATGTGACGTTCCTTGAGAATGCACATAACTCTTGGAATTACAAAGTCTCTGACGAACCAGCGGAGCGTTACACTTCTGATACGTTACCCGAACACCTATCCGGTAAGTTGTCTGTGTTAATGATGTGCGAGCTGGACGAGTATGTGGACGGCGTGGGCATCCGCATGAACGATGGGGTGTTCTATGTCAACCAGTGATACTCAACAAGATCCAATGTACCGTGTGATAATAGATGAGAGTAAAGAAAATTCTATAGAAGTACAGTGTATTGGAATGTATTGTGTTGACAGTCAAGTTACTGGGTTTTATAGTGGGTTAGAGAAGTTGCCGCAGTGGATGCAAGAGAAGGTTGCCCTACTGATGATGACTTCTTACACCCCGCCGACCACGCCTATAGAAGGTATAGGACAGCGTATCGGTGCAAATAAATTTTGGGTTCAACAATGAAACTATACAAGGAAGCAAAAACTGCGAACGAGGATTTCATAGATTGGTTTTCGGGCCACTATGACGCAATTGATGTCCCCATCGACGAGCTATCTGACATAGAGTTTAATTCTGACGGGGAAGCGCGTGCAGGGTATAAACGACTTACTGGTAACGAACCTCGGTCTTACACCCTAAACATATCTGAACCTAAAAAAAGGCCACAAGTTTTAAACCGTGGTAAGTGGGGTGACCATGCGATAAGCAAAGCCTACAAAGATCCAAGACTAAAGAAGTTTTGGAGGAAGATCGACGGGTTGCATTCTAAGAACGAATACCTTGACTTGATAGAGAAAATTATATCGGTAGATAAGTGGTTACGGTACCGTGAGAAATACTATACCGAAGAACAGTTGTGGAATCTTTCGACATACCACATGAAGTTACGGACTTTGCACAACCTTAAACAAGAATTGGAAACCCTAATAGCCAAGTATGATCTACCTAAGTTGGATATGGATACGATGCAAGAGGAAACGCGATGAACGACGAACAGACTGAAAACGTGGTACGTGCTGTGGAGAACATGGCACGTAGTCTTGAGGATATCAGCAGTAACATTGATCGATTATTTAGATTGATCGAGCAAAAACTCGAAGATGAATGATTTGTGTGTAACAAGTCATAGAGAAGTATATGAAAAGAATTCATACAGCAGATTTTAAAAAACCGTTTTTTATTTGTTTTCTGCAACACATGATACCAGTTCCCAAGGAGAACGCATGACCCCCGAAGCCAAAGTGAAACGCAAGGTAACCGAACAGCTTAAGTTGATCGGCGCGTATTATTTTTTCCCCGCAACAGGCGGGTACGGTAAGAGTGGTGTACCGGACATTGTTGGGTGCTACAACGGTAAGTTTTTTGGAATTGAATGTAAGGCTGGGAAGAACACACCAACAGCTTTACAGCAAAAGAATCTCGATGACATCGCTGCCGTGGGTGGTGTTGCCGTCGTGATAAACGAGAGTAACTGGACAGATGTAATGTTCTTATTAGGAGCTAAGTCCAACGACAGTAAACAACTACCGTTGGATATATAAGGAGAAGGATGTGAGTAAAAGAGAGAAGGTACTTGAGGTAATGGCGAAGCACCCGAAGTGGAGAGTGTCACGGGTAGCAAAAGCAGCGAAGTGTAGCGACGCATTGGTATACCTGATCCGCAGTCAGGCTAGGCAAGATGAACGCCATGCAGCGTTGGTTGAACTAGATGCGGAACGAAGAGCATCGACAGCGGCGGCAACGTCGGTATTGGTACCGTCCACCGGAGTAAGTGCAGAGGTACAAACAAGTTATGAAGAACATAACGACTTAGCGCCGCAGCCCTTGGCAACAAGAGGCAACCTGTTAGATGTAGCGAAGACCTACATTACCAAAGACAGACAAGCGGATCATGGCGATGCGGAGGATAACTTTTCACGTATTGCTCAATACTGGTCAGTGCACCTAGACACACCCGTCAAAGCTCACGATGTAGCGGTGATGATGGCGTTGCTCAAGGTAGCGAGAATCAAACAGAACCCTAACCATATAGACAACTGGGTCGATGGTGCTGGGTATTTTGCGTGCGGTGGTGAGATTGCTAACCTACAATAAGAATGCGGCGTGAACTTTCTAGTGTGTTAAAGCCCGCCTAAACAGGACGTATAACTGACACCGAGGGGGTGCGAAGCCCCCACTGATTTTTAGAAACTCCAAAAACTCCAAATTTAACACTGTTGACAATATGGATTTTGGTAATTAACGGTTTTGTATATAACTTGTTACTGGATAAATTATGGATCTCATAACGGTAGACTTCGAGACGTACTACGATAAGAAGTTTTCTCTAAGTAAGATGACGACAGAAGAATACGTACGTGACCCTCAGTTTGAGGTGATCGGCGTGGGGATTAAAGTAAACAATGGGCCAACTGAATGGGCGAGTGGAACACATGAACAGATCAATGAATACCTACATACTTTCGATTGGGCAGACGCTATGGTTCTGGCTCACAATACCATTTTTGACGGGGCCATTCTTAGTTGGCTGTTTGATATTCATCCTCGGGTGTGGGCTGACACTTTGTGCATTGCTCGTGCTCTTCACGGGGTGGAAGTTAGCGGAAGTCTCAAGGCATTGGTGGAACGGTACGATATCGGAGCTAAGGGAACTGAGGTACTCAATGCGCTAGGTAAAAGACGCGTTGACTTCACTGAAGAAGAACTTAGTAGGTATGGCGATTACTGCATCAATGATGTAGAGCTTACTTACAAGCTGTTTGGTTTGATGGGTAGGGACTTTCCGAGACAGGAACTTAAGATCATAGATCTTACTCTCCGTATGTTTATCGAGCCTATGTTAGATCTAGACCTAGGGTTACTTGAGCAGCATCTTGAGGACACTAAAGAACTTAAGGATAAGTTGTTATCAGATGCCGGTGTAGACAAGAAAGACTTGATGAGTAACCCCAAGTTTGCTGGGTTACTTGAGATACTGGGGGTAGCACCCCCAATGAAGACCAGCCTTACCACAGGCAAAGAAACGTACGCTTTTGCGAAATCAGATGAAGGGTTCAAAGCGTTGTTGGAGCACGAAGATGTGCGCGTGCAAACGCTGGTTAACGCCAGACTTGGAAACAAAAGCACGCTGGAAGAAACACGGACGCAACGGTTTATTGACATATCCAAGCGCGGGTTGCTACCCGTTCCTGTTAAGTATTATGCAGCACACACTGGACGTTGGGGTGGGGCGGACAAGATCAACCTTCAGAACCTACCTAGTCGTGGGCCAAACGGTAAGAAACTCAAGAAGAGCATGATCGCTCCCGATGGGTACATGCTGATCGACTGCGATTCAAGTCAGATCGAAGCACGCGTACTGTCGTGGTTAGCAGGGCAGGATGACCTAACCCAAGCCTTCCATGTTGGTGATGACGTGTATAAGAAGATGGCGATGTCTATCTATGGAGTGAATCGCCCTGAAGATGTGACCAAAGACCAGCGGTTTGTCGGTAAGACCACCATTCTGGGTGCAGGTTACGGTATGGGAGCTGTGCGTTTCAAAGACCAACTGCAATCGTTTGGGTTCGACATGGAGTTAGACGAAGCTCGCCGCGTAATCAATATTTACAGAGAAACAAATTTTCAGATAACTCGCCTGTGGAATGACGCCAGCCATACGATACGTTGTATGGAGCAGGGGATGGGTACCGAATTGGGTATAAAAGGTGTTATCAGTATAGACCCTACGGTATCCGGTATCATCCTACCTTCAGGACTACAGATGCGTTATGCAGATCTTCGGGGTGAGCAGGGTGAGCGTGGGGTAGAATACACTTACAAAGTACGTCGAGGCCGAAACCGGATATACGGTGGAAAGGTTATAGAGAACGTATGTCAAGCGGTGGCTCGTTGCATAATCGGTGAGCAGATGCTAAAAATTGGTAAGCGGTATCGCGTTGTTTTGACGGTGCATGACTCCGTTGTTTGCTGCGTACCTGAAGATGAAGTCGAAGAAGCGCAACGCTATATCGAAGGGTGTATGCGTTGGTTACCCGACTGGGCTGAGGGTTTACCCATCGACTGTGAATCTGGTGTTGCCAAATCCTACGGAGACTGTGAATGAGCCAAGTTGTTGATTTAGAAGAGTATAAAGAACAATTACGTTTGCGAGAAGAACATAGGGAGCCGCTAGACACAGAGGTAGCAGCCTTGGTGGGGCTGGCAGAAACAGGTGAAGAGATTGTATCAGTATCCGTGCATAAGAAGGACGGTGAGGTTAAGGCTATGATCCACCACTTGGATTGCACGGAAGAGCCTCCGGTGCTGGAGTCAATAAGTTTACGTAAGTCAGAACTAGCAGCGGTCATCCACGCGTTGATCGAAGTAGACGATTTTCTACCAGAGGAAGA